TTGATAATTAGTTCACCATCCATTTTTTCTAATTCTTCTTTTACTTGAGACTGATAATGTTTTAGATTTTGATTTGCAATTCCTGTTACAACAGAATCATACCCCAATCCTACATATGCTTGATTAAGTTCTAATGTATAATGTAATACAGTCATACCTTTTTTAATTGCATGGGCTCCAATATTGATCAATCCCCATGACTTACCTATACCCGCAGGAGCCACAAATACTGCTAACTCACCTTTGCCTAATCCGCCATCAGTTAAATCATTAATAACTTCCCATGGGGTCTCTTTAGTATCTCTAACTGCATCTGTATATCGTTCTTCTATACTAACCATATAATCATGGCCAATATCTTTATCGCCACCGGACTTTAAAGCATCATCTATTTTAGCTTTTATTTCATCATACTGTCCATGTTTTAAAAGATCAACAGAACCTAATATCGCTTTTTTTATTTCTTGATTCTTACAAAAATCAATTGCCTGCTGCTTAATAAAAGGTAAATCATCTGCTTCGATATATCTCCATGCATCTTTCATATGAGCTACAATTTGCTCTTTTAAGACATCATGGTCTAATTCTTGTTGTTTAACTTTTATTACTTCTAATGTCGGAGATGTTTTATATTCTTTATGATATTCTAAAACAGTTTCAACGATCCAATTATTAGCATCACTTTCAAAATATTTAGGAGATAATATATCCGCTATCTGATTAATAAATAATTTATCAGTAAATAATGATGCTATAACTTTTATTTGAAAACTATATCCGTAACTACTTAATCTATCTGTCATATACTATAATATATAATATTATTTTCGTAAATCAAAGATTTCTGAAAGCATTTAATGAATTAAATGATGTTGTCATCCATGTATCTAAATCTTTGATGACTGTATACATTTTGTCTACCATAAACATCTTTTTAAAATTTAATACATCCATTTTATTAATTTCTTCACGTACCTTTTCTAAAATTAATAATTTGGTATTGCCAGCAATATCCACATTCTTTAGTTGCATTAACTTATAATTTAACTGAATAATATCACTACTCGATTCAATAATTTCATGAACTTTATATTTTTTTTCTACATTAGATGCATATTCAACAAGTTCTTCTACACTTAATTGTTTATTTTCTGTAATGATAGGTAAACGACGTATCATTGTCTTTAATCCAACTCCATTAACGCCAGGTATATTATCTGACTTATCTCCTGTTAATGCTCTATACAATAAATAATTACTTGCATCTATTCCAAATTCTTCTCGCATAGTATTTGGAGTATACATTTTCTTTTTAGTTGGACTCCATACTGAAATACGATTATTTACTAATTGCAAAAAATCTCTATCCGTTGATACTATAGTTGCTCTATTTTCTGGCTTAGTAAATATTTCATTTGCAATATATGCAATTGCATCATCTGCTTCTATATTATCAATAGCCAATGTAGTAATTGGTAAACATTGTAAGTACTGAATCATTCTGCCGTATTGGCGTTTCATACTTTCTTGTTCATCTTGCAATGAAGCAAATTCTTCATATCTATTAAAGGCTGTTTTATTTGCCCTATTAGCTTTATAGTCTGGATACATCTGCTTTCTTCTGACAGACCCACCTTTACCATCGAATACAATTACGCATCTAGTAGGCTTATGTTGTCTTATAGCAGCTGCAATAGATCGAAGGAATCCAGTTACTCCTCCGATATGCATGCCGTCATCATTCAAGGCAGGCACGGCTGAAAACACTCTAATGAATGTATTCAGACCGTCGATAATCAATAGATGGCTATCTTTACTTGACCCCATACCTTGTTTGTGATCTCTTTCTACTTCTTGTAGTATATCAAAAAAACGTCCTTTCATCAGCCTTCTTCACTAACAAATTCTTCGTCTATTTCAACATCATCAATACCAATGTCTTCTCCAGGCTTATATTTAAGAATATATGCATCACAAATTTGTTGATATATTTCATCTTTAAGACCATCAATTTCTTCCAATTTCTTTTCAAAATCTTTAGACAAGAATTTTACTTCTTCTCCATTAGTCCTAGTAAATGTATACCACGCACCTGCTGTTGCAACAAGCTTAAATTGCTTCATAATATTGAGCCAACCCCCAAAATCATCGACACCACTTTCAAAGTAGATATCATAATCAATTGTTTTTAATGGCGGCCCCATTCTATTTTTAACCACTTGACATCTAGTTTTAATTCCAATAGTCTGATCGACACCGTCCTTTTTAACTTTGATTTGGCCAACTGATTTCAATCGTAACCTTACTGAAGAATGGAATGGTATTGCTTTTCCACCTGATGTAGTATAAGGATCACCAAAGGCTACTCCTAGCCTTGTCCTTAATTGATTAGTAAATATCAAACAAATTTTGTTACGTCCTAACATGTTTGTTACTTTTCTCATTGCTTTAGAAAGTATAATGGATTTTGATGTTGCATACCCATCCTTATCAAATTCCTTAGCCATTTCAATTTTAGTTGATGCTCCCATTACGGAATCAACAACAATAGTAACCAATTTATCTTTGTTTGATTTTCTAATCGATTCAACTATATTTTCAATCGCTTCAAAAATGTCTTCTATTGTTTCTAATGGAACATATAACATTTTTTCTAGATCTATTCCTATAGCTTCTAAAAATTCTCTACTAACTGCATTTTCAGTATCTATATATACTGCCATACCACCTGCTTTCTGCGTATTTGCTAAAGCATGTGCTGCTAATAAAGATTTACCTGATGCTTCTAATCCTGTAATTTCTGTAATTCTGCCTACTGGAAATCCACCCTCAGGTCTATTAGATATTGCAAGATCCAACATTGAAGATCCGGATCCTACCCATCCTCTAACTTCGCTTGGTGCATCCGTATCTCTGTCTAGAAAATAAGCTGCTTTGAATCCAGTATTTTTAAATTTTTTATTTAAATTATCTGCTAATTCTAAAGCCAGATCATCTGCTAGTTCACTTTTTGATTTTGCCATATTTTATAACTTTTTAATCGTTGAATAATGAATCAAATGCTGAAGAAACATCATCTACTTTGTTAACCTTAGATGATTCTTCTGCTTTAGGTGCATCTTCTGCTTTTGGAGCTTCTTCTGTTCCCGATTCTTCTGGATTAAGCCAATTTTCTAATGCTTCTTTAAGTTCATCATAAGTTGGCTCTTTAAATATTGTTGATAGATCTGGTTGATTTTTTGCAACCATTTCTGCAACATTTTTATCTTCTGTTAATGCTGTAACATTAGGTTTAACTCTAATTGCTGTTTTAGGGAATGAACCTGCTCCTTCAGATGGAGTAAATTCAACTGATACATCTCTTCCATTCATTGGATCAGATATATCTCCATAATCTGGATCTGCAATTACACCTAATAACTCGGTATAAACTGTTTTTCCAAATCCCCAAAATTTAACACCTTCAGATTCTTTTCCTCTTACTAGCACAGGAACATATGTTCTCATTTTAGGTTCCATCTTCTTACCTAATTTCCATTCATCCGAATTACCAGATGCTTTCAACTTCTCTGCAAATTCCACTACTGGATCTGCTTTGCCGTTAGTCACCGGAGATAGATAATTCTTTTTACCTAAATCGTAATGAAAATATAATTCTCTGAATGGATTGTCTCTGTCGTGCTGATAAGGGACTATTCTGATTGTTTGCTTACCTGGTTCCGGTTTCCATAAGTTGTTTTGTCTGGTGCCGGTAGTCTGAAGCTGACTAAGTTTTCTTTTAATTGCGTCTAAATCAATTGCCATTGTTTTTCCTTTTAAATGATTAATTATTATTTATTAGTATTAATATAAGTACTTTTTTTCTATTATCCTAAGGATTATCAAAAAAAGTTAAAAAAAGTTTTATTTGTTATTAGTTAATTATTATTTATTAATATAAGTATTTTTTTAAAAAAGGTAGTCTTCCATTTCTGATTTGAAATCATATTCATCTATATCTAAATCCTCTAGTGCATCTATTAAATCATCATCTAACAAAAATGACGTTCCTCCGTCAAATACATCTGCAAATGCAGAAAATTGCTTTTTGCCGTCCATTTCCATTCCTTTTTTCAATGGTATTATTATTTCATCATCAGATTTATACCTCTGCTCATCAGAATATGCTGGTGGAAGTCCTTTTAGTAATGCATCAATATCAACTAAGTCTTCAAAGCTCATATCTTCTGATATTAATTTTGAATCATTGGATCTGATTCTACCTTTAAATAATCGCTTATAATTTTCTTGAAGATTCATAATTTTTCTCTTTGTTATTTATTAATTAGTTTATTATTGTATATAGATATTAATCTATTTCTCTCTTCCGTCCGAATCAAAATATTTTTCTTTTGTTTTCACAGCCTTTTCTTTAAGTTCAGTTGCTTCTAGATTGAGGCGAGACAGTAATGTCTCATCTTTAAAACCTCTAGCAGATACGCGCGTAATTAAGTCATCTAATTCCGTAGTTTCTGCTTCTGTTTCTTCTTTTATTGCGGTCTTTATGATAGTCATACTTTTTATTAGAGTATCTGATGGCTTACTTACTTGTGCTAAGATTGCAAGTATCTCTTCTGATTGTGCTAAATCTAATTCTGACCATCTTTGACTATTAAACATAATTTTTCTCTTTTAAATAAATATACAGTTATATGTCAATCCTTTTCATAAGTACAAGATCAACACGTCTTAGTTCATCTCCATTTGTCAATAACAATGTGTTCTCATAGTTACTCCAATCAACCATAAATGTTTTGTCTAATACTCCATTGTTTGAATTTTTAATTACCACATTTAAAGCATTAACTGTATATAATGTGTTACTATCTTTTTTTCTATGTATTGATATTGTGTTAGGTGTTCTTTTAAAATTGCTTGATTCTACATTATATGTTATATACAAATCATTTTTATTATCTGCATCTGAAAACACAAACATTCTTTTCTCTGATACATCATATGATGTTGCAATATAATCTGCTATCAGATCCGAATCCTTTTTATGTGCAAATGTGCATAATAATTGTGTTCTCAATTTTATCCTATTTTCTGTGCTGCAGCTGCAAATTTGCCTATTGGTCTTCCGGAATGAGACATACCTACTGTATGTGCTCCTTGTGTACCTCCGCCACATATACATTCTGATGTTGGTACAAACCATACTTCTTGTAGTGCTGCTACATAAAATATCACTCCCTGTCCACCGCCATCTGCTATGCCATCCCTTCTCATTTCTAAATCTAATTCTTCTTGAATTTTCATTAATGCTTCAAAATCATTTTGAACTCCGCCATACTTATCATTTAATGCTTCTATAACTCCGGGCATTACAGATGTTCCATCAAATACTGTTGATAATGCAAACTCTGTTCTAGATTTGCCTCCTAATACTGGTCCTAGAGTTTGTGCTAATGTACTATCTGCAAATGTGTTTTTGCCTAATCTAATATAAGTATTTCTATTTTTTAATTCTTTGACGTGCCAACCTTTTCCGTTAATATCAACATCATGTGTAGCATTAGCTCCTCCCAATTCTCCTCGATCAAATAAAAGTGGTATTAAGTATTCACCTCTCCCCATCTCTGTACCCTTTGATCCTCCACGAGCTGTTCCTATATCAGCTAGTCCATAAAACTCCGGAGGTACTGGCATTCCGGATTGGCCTCCTCCACTAGGAATTTGTTTTAAGCTAAATAATTCTTTAGCTAATACTTTTGGATCTGCACTATACAGTTCATCTAAAACTTCATCAATATATTTTGCTGTATATGTTGCTGATGTGATATCATATAAGGTAAAATAAAGTTTTTGTAATTTTTTAGCTGGAATAATATTCTCTACTTTATTTAGCCATTGTT